TGTTATTGTTTTTCGCCGTCAATGACTCATTAAAACCTTGAATAAACTCCGTGCCGGAAGCGTCAATAACCAGCATCGCAATATTGAAATGCTTCAATAGATAGATGAGATATTCATAATGCTCTTTAATATCCATTCCGGCCTTACCATATGAATGAACTTGAATAATCTTCTTCGTCTCTTGGTCTAAGAGATAGACCCCCATAGCGAAATAGTCGCTTGATTTAGAATCTCCATAAGAAGGGTCAATTGATAAGATATATTCGCAGCCTCTAAGCCCTGTAACTTGGGTGGTGGGGCTCTCTCCGTCAGGAATAGTGCATTCGTGAAGCTTTTTAATATCGAAATAACTACCGCCACCATCCACAAATTCGGCGCAATACTCTCGACGAAATACGGGGTCATTTGGATTGGTTTCCCGCGCCGCCTGAATAACCTCTTCTGCCAAGAACGAGCCCTGTGGCACGACTTCATAGCTAGCGCGACATACGAAGTAAGAGGGGTCTTTTAAAGAGCGTTCTTTTTTACTATCTTGAATATTCGCAATGTATTTCGAGTATAGACCTTCAAATAGGTATTCAAACTGATAAGAGGCCGAGCTTGTGATAATGAGTTTGTTGTTCTGGAAGACGGTTTTATCTTCCTCTTTCAGCATCCCCGCTTTCACGAGAGCGTCCTCTTGCGCTTCAATCTTCACGCGCTCGCCCGCGTTACTACGCGCAGTAAGGAAAGGTTCAAGAATGGTTTTCTGAATATGTTCAGAAACGAGCAAGCCCTCGTCAATAATTAGCACGTTGGCGCGTTCACCACGAAGGTTCTCACCTATACCGAGAGGCAGACCTTTCACCAAGCTTCCGTTAACGCAATTCAGCAAGTATTGGTCATTCTGCTTGCCCATCTTAATCTTGTTCGCCGTTTTTAATTCAAAACACTGACGTAGAAGCGATGCTTTCTTATAGTTCAAAAACTTCTCCATTTGAGAGAAGATATCCTTAACGCGGCGGAAGTTGTTGGCGACAAGGACTATTTTAGTATTCTCGTTCAGAATCGCGTAGAGCAGAATGAAGATAGAGAGCAGGTAAGACTTACCAACGCCACGGCCCGCGATTACTAAGGAGTAATCTTTTTCAAACCAAGCGTTCAAAATGATTTCCTGAAAAGGTAGCAACATATCCTGCCCAGAAATAAGAAGCCATGTGAATCCAAGGTTGTATCGCATCAACCTTCCTAGATGATAGCGGGCTTCGGCCTCCGTCAAGTCTCCCTTTAGGGCGAGCGCGTCCTCTAACGCCGCAGGGCGCTTTCGGCAGAGTTGAAAGCCAGTATCCCAAGCCATAAATTAAATAACCTCCGATTGCGCTGCGCCGAATATCTCAAATCGAAGCTGGTCTATAGATTCCAATCTACCGCCTTCCTGTTTTACTTCCTTTTGACGCATCTCTACGACTTTAAGCATACGTTGACGAGTTTCCTCAGAGCGAAACGCCTCCACAAGCTTCAAAACGCTTTCGTTATTAGCCTGCATGTTGCTCAATCTCTCCGACCTCTTACCGTTGAGGTCATTCAGCGTTGTTTTTTGGCGCTGCGAACTCGCGTGAATGTCTCCCCGCAGTTTGCCGATAGCTTCAATAAGAGGCATCGGAACCTTGCCCTTATCGTCTTCCATTAAATCATCGCGACAATCAGTAAGGCGCTGCAACTCACGCTGCATTCTCTGATAACCAATAATGTCAGAACATAAGTTCAAATACAAATCGACCTCTTCCTCTGTCAAGTCGGGCTTGTCATAAATGAAGCGAACGAAAGAACTCTCAAATAAATCCCGCTCCTCCTTTTTTTCGAGCCCGTTCATTTCAAAAATGTAGCGATAAGTGTGCATCACTTTAACTAGACAGACTAGCCATTCCTTTTGTTGGAGAGTCAGCTTCCCAATGTCTAACCGCTCAAAGACATATTTATTGACGCAACAAAGGGCTTGCTCTTCATTAGCTGGGGGCGTATATTCCCCCATTTCTTCATCTGGCGACTTTCCGCGCAGTTCGGCGGATAAGGTATCATAGAAATTGCGGACGGCGCGAGTTTTAGCGCCGAGGGGCGTCAATTCTTGTTCGTTGAATACAACACGAGCCATTTCGATAGGCTTCATGTATTTTGCGTTCTGCCTGATGAATTCCTTATTATCTTCAGTGAGGTTAATAAGCCCCGCTTGAGATACGTATTCATCAACAGCGCGGGCACGCACATTGCAGGACGCAAGAAACTTTTTGACTGCTAGGCCATTTTTCGTCCGTCCGTCTTCGTTGGGGAAGATGCTTTGAATCAACGCTTTAAGACTATCTTCGCCCGCGTTCCATACATCCACAATCTTTTGCCGCTGCTCGGCGGTTAGCTCGCTGGTTAACTGGAGAACGTCCGTAGTAATCGGAGGATTCTTATTAGTCTTGACTGCCACGGGCGCGGGGCTTTGCGGCACGTTGACGATACTATCCAGAAAATCTATACCCGTTTTTGATTCGCTACTCATTGTTACAAAGCCCTTCTAATCCGAATTCTTTTATCAAATCTTTTGTCAGTTTAAGCGCCAGCGTTTTTACCTGACGAATTCTCTTATATCCTATGGCCCGCCCCTTCTCGCTGCTGCGAAATCCTAGTGCCGCCGCCGCTTCCTCGTCCGTCTGATTCATTATAAACACCCTTTGATAAATTGCCCACTCACTATCTGTCAGGCGGGCCTTAAGTTTGACATGAATCGTTTCAATTGCCACTTCTAAGTCGTGACTCTCATTGGGCATACTCGCGACCTCTTTTTCATGGTCGTTTAATGATAGAGGGAGTTTCGCGTTATGAATATGGCGTTTAGAGGCATACCATTTCTTATAAAGTGGACACTCAATTCCCTGAACCCCGAACTGAGAACAGACGCCTTCCCCAAGATTACAAACACATTGGGAGCAGGGAGATGAGGTGGATAAATATACGTCGCGAAGAATATTTGTGAATTGATTCTTAACTATCGTCGCCACCCATCCAGCTAGTGGACGGGCGGGGTCATACAGATGCCACTTCTCCCATACGTGGGCAATAATTTCAGACTTGATATCGTCGAAGTCCCTCATGACGGAGGCTTTAAACTTCCATTTTGTGCGCTGCTTTTCCACTATCTCAGCGATTTCGTCATACTTCTCGACGAATGCGGGGCGAATTAAGTCGTCCATTATTTTTGCTTCTTGGGGACTAAGGAGCCCAAAAATTGCTTAATCTTCTGCTTCTTGGCTGTCGCAGACAAGGCTTTTGCGGCGGGGCGCGCCGTTTCTTGGACGCCCGCCATCATCTGACCAACGGGAACCCTTCTATCTTCATCAACCTCGCACGTTATCTTGATATCTTTCGGTGTCAAATGAGCGAATGAAGTTTGCTCGCCCCCAGTTTCGTCGCCCTCGTCATCGTCCTCCACCTCATCTGGCTCCTGCTCTTGTATCACCCTCTTCGGTGCGGGGCGAACTGCCGCGACCGCCTTAGCGGGCTGTGCAGCGCCGCCAAATGAGCCTCCACAACCAGAGCAGAACTTAGGAACATTGAGGTCATAGTTAGTAACCGCGCCACAAGTGCAAAACATTTTCATATACACTATATTATCGCGAGATAATAAAAAAACTACTACTTAGTGTAATTTTTGCAATATAAAAGCCTTAGTATCAGAAAGCAAGCACTACCGAATGCGGCGCAATCTAACCATAGATATATGGAAAATGAATGGATTAATTCGGGTAGAGATATCCACGCAATCAAACAAAAAGGGCACCCAATCAACCTAATCCAGAAAGAGTTGTAAGTCGAGCGCAGGAAGTATGGATAGTAACTATCCATATTATCTAATTTCCACTTGCGATACTCTTCTAACCTCAAGAAGCGAGAAAATCCTAACTTTTTTCCGTATTCAGCGATAACATCTGTAAAGTAGAGTAGGAAACAGACGAAACCAGCCGCAACACCTTTAAGTATAATTGATTCCATAAAAATGAATACTATTGATAAACTCCCCAAAAGTCATGTGTTTAACGGAAAGCGGTATAAAATCAGATGGCGCAGACCCCCTGGCCGCACCCCGAAGGAGCTTAAAGGACATAAGATAGACGGTTTATGTTCTGACCCTCGCGACCCAGCCACGAATCGAATTCTTTATGTTTTCCCAGACGATACGGAAGAGAATGTCGTGAACACCATACTGCACGAGTCGCTACATGCCGAATTATGGATGCTAGACGAAGAGACTATAACTAGAGTAGCTAACAGTCTCAGTGGTCTTTTAGAAAAGATAAAGATAATTTCTAAAGAACGTCAGTTTGGGCAATTTTCAAACTTCTCAATCACGTAAGATAGCGATTCGTCACGGAAGATATCTCCCTTTCCGAAGCGGAAGACTCGAATTCCCCTTGAGCGCGACTCTTCATCGTCAAAGAGCGACGCAACCTTCTGGAAAGCGCTATTCTTAATGTCGGGCTGCATCATATCGCCGCCAATAATCATCTTGGAGTGTTTACCTAAGCGCGTCATGACCAGCAGAAAGTCTTCATAAGCAAGGTTTTGCGCCTCATCTACGAGGATATACTTGGCGTTAAAACTGCGGCCCCGCATGTGACCCACGGGCACGCAATCTATTCGGGAATCGTCTTTAAGCTTCCTGATGGAGCTAGGAGTTAGAAACTCTCCAAGCTTATCCTCCAGAGGTTGGGCGTATGGCGTGAGCTTCTCTTGAATGTCCCCCTTAAGGTAGCCGATATTGAATTTTGAGGACTCTACTGGCTGGCGCACATAGACGATATCTGAGATTCGTCGCGCCTGCATCGCCTTGAGCGCCGTATAGACCCCAATTAAGGTCTTAGAGCTTCCAGCGGGGCCAAGAACGAATACGAACTTCGTCGCCTTGTCGTTAATTATTTCAATGAGTTCTTTTTGCTTCTCGCTCCACGGAAATTCCGAGATAGTAAGGTCATATTCAATTTTTGCCCGTTGTGGAACGGACACCGACTGGTCGGGCTTATGTTTTTTCATAGTGAGGCTCAACACCTCACTATAACTTACACAGCCGCAGGTTCCTTAAGGAAAGAAATCTGTAAATTTTTCCAATTAAGCTTCTCTTGGGCGTTATTGATATCGATATTTTGAGTATCTGGGAATATAACCGTCCAGACTGCGCCGAACTCTTCGGGCTTAAGAGATAAGGAAGAGATTAGGGATTTGAAGATAATTCCCGGTAGAGTCCCCATAATTTCTCGGACGTTGACCCTTCTGACGCTCAGTATCTTGCACAGCGTATCCGCGAGATAGCGGGCAAATCGCCCCTGTGGGGACTTCCGATAGGCGGCTGCGTGCTTCGAGTGTTCCTTGGGGTGATTATCCATCCATTTTTTGTTCTGTAGGAGGATTTTAGGGTTCTGCTTGTATCGTTTGGCGGCGCGAATGTTGCTGCATTCGCGACATTCTGATTTGTAGCCATCTTTGGAGCGGGACTGCTTCTGAAACTCTTCTACAGATTTAACTTCCCAGCATCTAGTGCATTTTTTAATGATATCCATACTCCCTCTTACACAGAAATCCCATGATGTCTGAAAATATTTATTGACAATCTCTTCAAAATACAATACTATCAGTCTATGAATTATCCTACATTCTCTGACATTTACGACACTGTATTCCCTCTTACCGCTCTCACGTCTATAGGCGTGACAAACAGCCCATGCCCCGTGTCAGAAGCAACCCTCGACGCGCTCATCAGTTACGGGCAGGGAGATAAATCCGCCATTTTGGAAGTGCAAGACTTCCTGCTCCAACAGGAGAACTCTGAACTCGCCACCCTCAAAACAATTTCAATAGAAGAGGCGACTATCTAAAATGACTCCTATCTATCTCATTGGCGATATCCACGGTAAGTTCGACGACCTATTCTTGATAATCAAGGAGTTCGGTCTTTCGGACTGCATGATGTATTGCGTTGGGGATGTGGGCATTGGCTTCGCAAAGAGCCATGAAAAAGAAATGATTCAAATGCGGAACTTCAATAACTGGTTCGGCAAACGCAACATCATCTTTAGTGCCATTCGCGGCAATCACGACAACCCCGCCTATTTTGACGGCTCTCACTGCTTGTCTAACTTCCGTCTGCTTCCTGATTACTTCACTATGAAGCTGAATGGTCAAAAATGGCAGTTCGTTGGCGGCGCAACCTCAATTGATAGAACTGGTAGAGTC